TAGAATGAGAGAAGTTTCTCTTTGGTCTAAACTTAAAAAAGAATTTCACGATGGTTCTTTTGATGATAGAGATGTTAACACGCACCAAGCTCAATCTTATTTATTAAGATTCCAAAGACAGAAAGAAACAATAACTCCTGGTACAACACAACCAGAAGTATTTAATATACTTGGACAACTAGAAGCTTTAGAAAAAGGATTGAAAGAAAAAACACTATCTCTAGATAGTAAGAAAACTAAGAAATTAAAATGAAGTTCGATTTTTGTTATTTAGGTCAGACGGTTTTAAAATACCAGGTCCCCCTGGAAGTATTCGTAGGTCTTAATGAAATCTATGAAAGACAAAAGAAACAATTACCAAAAGCCAATAAACAATTAGTGGGTAAGATACAAGACGAGGTATCTTTATTTTATTCAGGTCCTAACAACGATAAGATGACTCAACATAATTTTTTACCACAAGACATACTTAAATGGTTTCATAGTGTCTTTGATCATTACACAGACTGGAACAAAATAGGTAAAACACAAAAAAATATAAACTCTATTTGGGTAAATGAAATGAAAGCACATGAATATAATCCAGTGCATATACATCAAGGTAAACTTTATACAGGTTTATCTTCTGTAATGATTATGAAATTACCGAAGGAAACAGGTATAGAATATTCTGCTCCTGATAAACCTATGAACGGTCGACTACAGATTATTGGAGCATCTAACGGACAGTTTTCTAAAACAGATTATTCACCCAATATGAAGATAGGAGATTTTTATGTTTTTCCTTATGATATGAGACACTGCGTATATCCGTTTAACGGAACTAAAGAAGTTAGAAGAACATTAGTTTGTAACGTAGATGTTGATTACAATCCTGTATCTTCAAGAACTGGAGCGGGGCTACACGAATGATACCAAAAATGCCTAGGTGGCAATCTTATGTTGCTACAACTACACAACCCATATTTACACCTGAACAATGTAAGATGATTATTGATGCTGGACATCAATGTGCGCCCGAACAAGCAAAAGTTGGTGGTGGAGAAAAAGGACAATACGATACAAAGAAACGAGTAACAACAATATCTTGGATACCTTTTGATAAATTACCACAGATGTATAAAATTATTGAGAATCAATTATCTATTGTAAACTTAAATCATTTTGGTTTTGATGGCGTGCAACTTACAGAGCCTGCACAGTTTACGGTGTATCCTAAAAAAGGTTTTTATGATTGGCACATGGACCTAAATGCGTTTGGTCAAGATGGTCAAAACCCAATTAGAAAAATATCTATGACATGTCTATTGTCAGATCCGTCAGAGTTTACAGGTGGTGATCTTTTATTTTCAGAGATGGGGAATAGTAAACCTTTACAATTGAAACAAGGACAAGCTATATTCTTTGCATCATTCTTAAGACACAAAGTAGCCCCAGTTAAGAAAGGGGTTAGAAAATCATTAGTCATGTGGTTTGGAGGACCGCCTTTTAAATGAGTCAATTACAAAGAAAAATACTATTTCCAACCGCTGTTTATTTTAAAGATATTCCAACTTCAATAGAACTTAATAAATATTTAATTAAAGAAATAAAAAAGTGGCGTAAAGCAGATCCTAAAGGAGAAGCAAAAACTAACTCTGGTTTTGGTTGGCATAGTAAAACCGATATGGATAAACGAAAAGAATATAGACCACTGATAGATGAATTATTTAAAATGGCTTACGAGTGTAATAAAGATTACGGTATATCAGGTAAATTAGGGCTTGGTAATATGTGGGCTAACGTTAATCCTACATACAGTTATAATAAAACTCATACACACCCAAACTCATTATGGTCAGGTGTATATTATATTAAAGTACCAAAGAACTCAGGCAAGTTGTTTTTAGAAGACCCTAGACCAGGTCCTAATACACACATGCCTAGAAGAGAAGAAAACTTACCAGAACAATTATGGAGAGTATGTGCTTATGAACCGTTAGAGGGACGTATGATTTTTTTCCCATCTTGGTTACCCCATGGTGTTGATATAAATATGAATACAGAAAAAGGTGAAAAGAATTGGAGAATATCTGTATCTTATAATTTTATACAAATATGAGTTTTAATAAAAAGAAATATCAAGTTATACGTGGCGCTATATCAAAAGAGATAGCAGACATAGCATACACATATCTACAAATATCAGCAGACGCAGATGACTGGATGCTACAGAATGGTATAACCCATTCAGGCAATAAACTTATAGGTAATTTTAAAGATGCGCAAGTTCCAAACTCTTATGCTAAATATGGTGATAGATTAATGGAAACATTACTAGTTAAAACCATAGATGTAATGCAGAAGAAAACAGGACTTAAGTTAGTGCCTACGTATTCTTACACAAGGCTGTATAGAAAAGGCAATATCTTACAAAGACACAAAGATAGACCAAGTTGTGAAATATCTACCACATTAAACCTAGGTGGAGATGCATGGCCTATATTTATCGATCCTACGGGGTCTGACAACGTCATAGACGAGTATAAAGGCATACATAGGCCTGGAGCACCCAAAGGTGTAAAAGTAGACCTAAAACCAGGAGATATGCTTATTTACTCTGGATGTGATTTAGAACACTGGAGAGAGCCTTTTAAAGGCAAACTATGTGGTCAAGTATTCCTACACTATAATCATGCAGATGGACAGTTTGCAAAGTCTAATTTGTATGATAAAAGACCTATGCTAGGAATAGTCAAATAACGTTGAACATCAACGCAATCTAATATAATCTGGAGATCTATGTTACAAAAGATAGGGTTTCAACCTGGTATAAACAAACAAGTTACCGCTACAGCTGCAGAAGGTCAGTGGATAGACTGTGATAATGTGCGTTTTAGGTATTCTACACCTGAGAAGATAGGAGGCTGGAAACAACTAGGGGCTGATAATATTACCGGTGCAGCAAGAGCACTACATCAATTCACAAATAGTTCAGGTAGAAAGTATTCTATTATAGGATCAAACAGAATTTTATACGCTTATTCAGGCGGTGTCTTTTATGATATACACCCTATTAAATCTACAACAACACTTTCAAATGCATTTAGCACAACTAACGGATCAACAACTGTTACTATAAATTTTTCTACAGATCATGGTATTCAAGCAGGAGATATTGTTTTATTAGATAACTTTTCATCTATCACTAATTCTGATTTCGGTGCATCTGATTTTGACGATATAAGATTTATGGCTACAACAGTGCCATCATCAAACACAATTACAATTACCATGCCGTCTGCAGAGGCAGGGTCTGGTGCTTCTGAGTCTGGTGGTATTCGAGTCAAACATTATTATAGAGTAGGACCTGATGTGCAGTCACAAGGTTTTGGTTGGTCACTTGGGTCTTGGGGTGGAGAAGCCGTGGGAGCATATACAACTGTTTTATCCGCAGATATAAATAGTTCTACAACAAGCATAACTGTAAACGACGCATCACAGCTACCAAGCTCTGGAACAAATTTTATTAAGATTGGAACAGAAGAAATATCTTATACAGGTATATCTACAAATACATTAACGGGTGTAACAAGAGGTGTAAGAAATACAACAGCCGCATCGCATACCGCAGGTGCAACTGTTACAAACACATCTGATTTCGTAGCGTGGGGCGAAGCAGCATCAGGAGACTTAATTATAGATCCTGGTATGTGGTCTATTGATAACTTTGGCGACAAAGCTATTTGTTTAATTGTAGATGGTGAAGTGTTTGAGTGGGACTCTGCAGCTACAGATGCAACTAACTCTAGAGCAACTATTATTTCAGGTGCGCCAACTGCATCAAGACACATGCTCGTATCTACACCGGATCGACACTTAGTATTTTATGGAACAGAAACAACGATTGGCACGAAGTCTACACAAGATGATATGTTTATTAGATTCTCGGACCAAGAAGATATTAACACCTATGTACCTACCGCAACCAATACAGCCGGCACACAGAGACTGGCTGACGGATCACGGATTATGGGAGCAATTAGAGGTAGAGATGCGATCTATGTTTACACAGATACAGCTTTGTTTTTACAAAGATTTGTTGGTCAGCCATTTACGTTTGCCTTTGTACAGGCTGGCACAAACTGTGGACTTGCAGGTAAGAATGCAGCGGTAGAGGTGGATGGTGCAGCTTATTGGTTTTCAGAAAATGGTTTCTTTAAATATGCAGGTGCTCTTGAGTCTTTACCGTGTCTTGTAGAGGACTTTGTTTATGATGATATTAATTTAGATTCTGGTAATCAAATGATATCTGCAGGATTAAATAATTTGTTTGGTGAGATTATGTGGTTTTATCCAACATCAAACTCCGCTGTGGTAAACAGAATGGTTTGTTATAATTATCAAGACTCATCATCAAGAAGACCAATATGGACAGTAGGAACATTAGCTAGAACAGCATGGGCAGATTCCGCTGTGTTTGGTAATCCACACGCTATGGAGTATGATGCAGATGGTGTTGAGCCAGCTACTTCATCTACATATGTTCAAGGTAATACAGATGGTATTACAACTTACTATCAACATGAGACTGGCACAGATCAAGTCAAAGGTGGCACAGTTACAGCTATTACAGCAAATATATTATCAGGAGACTTTGATATTACACAAAGAGTTATTAGAGGTGCGCAAACTAATATTGCAGATCTCAGGGGTGATGGTGAGTTTTTAATGAAGATAAGAAGATTTATACCAGATTTTGTGTCTCAAACTGGTGATACAAGAATAACATTAAATTTAAAAAACTATTCAAATGATACTGCAGCTAGTTCTTCATTAGGACCTTTTACAGTAACGTCATCTACAACAAAAGTAGATACAAGAGCTAGAGCCAGAGCGATTGCATTAAAAGTAGAAAACACAAGCACGGCTCAAGATTGGAAGTTAGGTACATTTAGATTAGATATACAAGCGGATGGAAGAAGATAATGGCAAAGATAGTACAAGTATTAACAAGACCCAGTGAAGAATACAAACAATCTGTAGCAGATGCACAGGTTAGAGATCTCGATGGTGTTATACAAAAATTAAACACGACGTATCAACAAGAACTTAAGGATGAAGTAGAAGCTCAAAACTTCTTTATTAATTAATGGCAAATAGTTTTATAAATAAAAAAGCAGATTTAACTACTACAAATTTAACAACACTATACACAGTGCCGTCATTTAAAACTGCTGTAGTTAAATCGATTTTAGTATCTGAGGATGCAGGATCAGGAGCTAGTATAACAGTGACGTTAGTGGACGCATCGTCTAATATATTTAGTTTATTTAAAAGCAAAGCTATAGCTTCAAATGCTACAACAGAGCTTTTAACACAACCTCTTGTTTTAGAGGCAAGCGAGGCTTTAAAAGTCCAAGCCACTGATGCAAACGAGCTGCACGTCATAGCTTCAATATTAGAAATAGAACCAAGAGAGGTAACAACGTAATGCAAACAATAAAACCAGAAAAGATAATAACGACTATATCTAACCTAAAAACAGGTGAGGTATACAAAACAGATGACGAATGGAAGGCAAAAGGCGTGCCAGAAGCAGAGATTAGGAGAGATGTTAAAGTAATCATGCCTGCGCTTGATTTGTTTCCCAAAACAAAGTAGTGTGAAAAAATGGCAATCATTAGATCAAAAATAGCAAGACAATTACTAGCCGAAGGTGGAGCACCTAGAGTGCCTTTTAGAAGCGGTGGTCAAGGTAGAACAGACGCAAACACCATGACAGGCTCAGGATATACTTCAAGTTTTGATGATGGGTTTGGCGGAGGAGACGAGTTTGCAAGACCAACTTATTCTGAACAATATGCAGCTATGAATGTGCCAGATGCAGTTAGTACAGGTGGAGATAATGAACCTAGTTTTTTTCAAAAAGCAAAAAACAGATTTAAAACTTTTGAAACTGACGCAAGAATGAATCGTGTAGGTAGAGGTTTATTAACTGATTTTGGGGCAATTAAATCTGCTGTTGGTTTAAGAGATGTGCCACCAGAACTTCTTGGAACACTAGCAGATGATTATACTCAAGGTGGTTTATTTTCAGAGGGCTTAGTAGGCGGTGATATAAGTTTAGAAAACGCTGCTCGAACATTTCAAGGTTTAGAGGATTTGGGTGTAGACTTAACAGGAGATATAAGATCTCAAGTAGCAGGTATTTCTACGTCAAAATTTGCAGACAGATTTGGACCAAAAACTCCTAAAACTGAAGGTGGAGATAATGAGGCTATAATAAAAAGATTACGAGCACCCATTGCAGAAAAAACAGAAGAACCAAAAGGTGAGTTTGATGACGTATTAAAATTTTACGGTGCAAAATTTGAGGACGGTGGTGAAGTAAGACAAAACTATGGTTTAGGTAGCATTGTAAAGAAAGCTACAAGAGCTGTTAAAAAAGTTGTTAAGTCACCATTAGGTAAAGCTGCTTTACTTGGTGGATTAGCTTATTTTGGACCTTCTTTTTTAGCTGGTACTAAATTTGGTTTTGCAGGAACACAAGGACCATTAGCTCTTCAAAGATCTATGAAAGCAGCTAGATTAGGGAGAGCATTTGGAGAGTTTGCAGGTGGATTAAATCCTCTTACAACAATATTAGGAACATCAGCGATAGCAGGTCTTGCATCTAAAAAAGATGAAGAGGATGAAAAATTACCAACAGTAGAGCAATCAGATCCAGAGTTTCAAAAATATTTAGCATTCTACGGTGGTCCAAGAAGGTTTGCCGAAAGTGGTGGAGACATTGAAGATGCACCTATAAAGATGGCATCAGCTCCAGCTCCGGCTGCTGAAATGAATGATGCGTTAGAGGATTTAGCACGTAAATATTTTAAAAAACCTTTAAAAGATTTAACCCCTGACCAAATTATTGAATTAGAAAATGTAATAGAAGAAATGAGTAAGAAACAAGGTATTGAGAGAACCATGGCTGCTGGAGGCGGCATGATGAATCCAAATGATGAGATGTTAGATTTAGGCGGCAATGAGATGGATTTAAGAGGTGGTGGCTTTGTGCCATTAGGAGAATATGAGAAAAAAGACGATGTGCCAGCAAGATTATCTAAGAATGAGTTCGTCTTCACGGCTGATGCGGTTAAAGCAGCAGGTGGAGGAAGTGTTGATAAAGGCGCAGATGTAATGTATAAAACAATGAAAACCCTGGAGAATAAAGTAGCATAATGGCAATTCAAGAACAAAGAACATTACCCGCACCGTTTATAGAAGATATTGGTAAAGATTTTGCCAAGTCGCTTATTGGTGTTACGGGATTACCAGCACTAGCAGCAGACATATCGGGTCAGTTAACAAAAAGAACGGATCCCGCAACAGGTGAATTAGAAACAGACGAAGCATTTGCTAATAGACAACAAATAGCTAGAGAAAGATTTCAAACATTTCAACAAACACAAGCAGGTCAGGCACCGTTTGCACCTCAAATTGCAGGGCAAGATCCATTACAAACACAAGCAGCCACACTTGCAGGGCAAGGTGTTGGATCATTTCAACCATTTATAACAGCAGCACAACAACAAGCTACAGATGCTGGAACGCAAACAGGTTTAGCAGCAACAGGAATAGCTGGTGCAGAAGGAATGTTAGGATCTGGTGCAGGAACAGGTACGGGAACAATTCAAGATTTTATGTCACCATTCCAACAACAAGTTATTGATACAACATTAGGTGAGTTTGATAGACAAAGACAAATACAAGAACAAGCAATCAGGGATCAACAAGCACAATTAGGTGTACTTGGTGCTGGCAGAGCAGGAGTACAACTTTCAGAGTTTGGTAGTGAAGCTGGAAGACAAAGAGCTTTATTACAAGCAGGATTACAACAACAAGGTTTTCAAGATGCTGTTGCAAGAAGACAACAAGATTTAGCAAACAGACAAGGTTTAGCACAATCTAGATTAGGTATAGGACAACAAGAATTAGGTTTAGGACAGTTCCAAGCAGGATTAGGATCACAAGTTCCTGGTTTACAAAGAGCAGACATTTCAACATTGGGTCAAGTGGGCGCAGCACAACAGGCTCAATCACAAGCACAACTAGATGCTAGCAGAGAGGCAGCTAGAATGGCAGCGTTTGAACCACAAGAAAGATTAGGTTTCTATGGTCAAGGCGTAACAGGATTAATGGGAGGATATCCGGTTAGATCAACGACAACAAATATACCTAACCCAACACCATTACAAACAGCTCTTGGTGTAGGTTCAACACTAGCAGGTATATACGGAACAGTAACTGGTAAATCACCACTTACCAACCTTTTAAAAACTTAATATGATGAAGCGTATCTTAAAAAGACCTATGTTCAAAATGGGTGGCGACGTTGAAAATGTCGGCATCATGGACGGTATGCGTAACAGGTATCAAGATCCAACTGACGCACCTGTTGGATCACCTAGAGATGAGAGATTACAAAGCAAATTAAAAATGATAAATGCTTTAACACCAGGACCAAACCTAAATCAATTCTTAATAGACTTTGGTTTAAATTTAGCGTCGGGACCACCAAGAGGTAACATATTATCTACAGCTGCAACAGCTGCTAGAGATCCTTTTCAAAGATTTATGGCAGGTCAACAAACTGCAGACAAAACAAGAGCAGCTCTTGCAATAGATGCTTTAACAGATGATGATAGAGTTGCTGCTGAAAAAACAGCAGAGTTGATGTCAAAAACAGAGGGTAATGAATTTTTTGGTAAATACAATGAAGCACTTAACTTTGTATTAAGCAAAGCAGCGCAAGATGCTAGTCCATTTAGAAAAAAAGTCGACCCTGAAGTTACAGCTATAGATACTGCAAAGGAAGAATATAGAATGGGAGATATCGCTGCTAAACAAGCTGCTCCATATATACAAAACATTACAAAAATTGTAGCTGCACTAGACAAATTAGAATTACCATTAGATGAAAAAAATCCTTTTAGATTTTCTGGTAGAAAAAAATATGAAAACGGTGCTGTTTATATAGATGCCAGAACTAATAAAATTGTAAGGTACGATAAAGGCGCAAATTCATTCACTGATATATCAGACCAAGTTGATTTATCCGAAATAATGTAGGAGAGATCATGGCTGTTGAAAAATACGACCCATATTCACTAAAAGGCCCAGAAAAAAATGCAGCAGATGACACAAATCTTGCAGTATCTATAGCTGCTGGTATTGGATCTGGCTTAGTTAAGATACCACTAGGCTTAACGTCTGTAGCTGCAGAAATATACGACGCTGTACAAGGTGAAGGATTATCTGTTGAAGACAGTGCAGTTGCTAGACTGGAACAATTTTTAGATGACTCTGTTGTGGGTGATGTTGTACAAGGATTAGAGGACAAAGCAAGAGCGACAGCTGCTGGTAAGCTTACAGAAGCGTTTGTGCAAGTAGGTATACCTGCTACTAGAGGTGCAAAGATTGCTGGTACAATTGCAGCAAAAACAATTAAAGCTATCAAGACTGGCAAAAGAGTTTCATTAAAAAATAAAAATATATCTAAAGCAGCACAAATAGCTAATAAAACAGGTAGAGGTGCGATAGTTGCAAGTGGTGGGGCTGCAGGGGCAGCAACTGTTTACGACATAGAAGACATAGGTACATTTGGAGATATATCTAGTTTACCAACAGAATTAGACAGAGATGCAAGAAAAGATAGTGCGGACGATGCATTACGAAGATTAGATAACAGAGCTAAATTTTTATACGAGGGTGTATTAATATCACCATTTGCATTTGCTGCAGGTAAAGTGGCAACATCTCTTGCAAAAAAAGGTAAAAAGATAGCATTTAGTAATTCCGTATATGAAAGACTCATAGACAAAGTATTTGGTGCACCGTTCAGACCAAGAGGTAAAAAATCACAAGAATTATTTGAGGCATCTATGAAAGTAGAGGGTAGAGAAGGATCTGCAGCCATTGTTGCAAAAGATTTATTACGAGATACAGATGAGGTGTTTAAAGAAATATACGATAAATCTATTGATGCAGCTACGAGAGTAAAAAATACAGATCAAATTGTAGAGCAAATGGATAATTTATTAAAATCAGGTGGTGATAAAGTTGTTAATAATCAATTTAAATTTGGTGCTTTTGGTAAAAAAGAATTAACAGACTTTAGTAAATCTTTAAATAACATAGGTGTTAATAAAAAAGGCAGGGATGATTTAATTAGTGTGTTAACAAAAGCCAGAAATTCATTTAACACTGTAAAAACACAATTTTTACAATCAGGTAATATAAATAAAGATTTAACAAATAAACAACTATCAGAATTTTTTAGTAATAGACTTAAATACACATTAAGTAATGATTATAAAATATTTGATAATAAAAAATTATTTAAAATAAATAAATACGCACCCACAAAAGATGCAAAAGAAAAGGTAGTAGACTTGTTTATAAACTACGCAAGAGCAAACAAAAGACCTTTTACTAACAGACAAGAAGCTGTTCTTGAAGTAGATCAAATACTAGAAAATGTAAAAATGGACAAAGTTACAAGAGCGCCTGTGTTTAGATTTGAAAACAAAAGTGCATTTTTAGACGCTAAAAATATTGAGATTAATATGTCTAGAGCTTTAACGGGAGAAAAACTTACACCTAAAGATTTAATTAAAAACCAAAAAGATTTGAAAGCATTTAAAGAATTATTTGGTGAAGTAAAGGACGCTAGAAAAACTGTTGTCAATACAATGCAAAACTTAGCTGGTATTTCAGCAAGAGATGAGTTCTACACTAAGATTGCTAACGCAGGTAAAATAGTTTTTAATTCAGAAAGAGATGCAAGAACATTTTTACCCAACAGACCTGCGTACACATCTTCTAGAAATGGCATGCAGATAACATCTGAATTAGGAGAACAAGTATACACAAACCCACTTAACGGTAAATTTACATCGAAAGAGTTTGAAGATGCAATTAAATTTGCAGAACAATTACCACTAGAAGGTTTAATGAAAAGTAATCTATACAGATACTTTTTAGCCATACCAAAAGGATTGGCACAAGTTGCAAAAACAGTATTAAGTCCATTTACACACATGCGTAACTTTACAAGTGCCGTAGCATTTAGTTTAGGCACAGGTAATTTATTTAAAGACCCCAGATTTATTTTAAGTAATTTTAAAAAATCATTTAATACCATACAACCACAATTGTTGTATAGAAACCTACCAGAGGACCAGGCGTTCTACAGATTTATGTTGGACGAGGGTGTGGTAAACTCTAGTTCTACATTTCAAGATGTGCAAGGATTACTAAAAGATATTGCAAAAGGTGGTGATGTTATTGAAAGAGTGTTTGGTAAACTTGGTAAAAAGACTACACAGATATTTAGAAAAGCACAAGATTTATACGTAGCAGAAGACGATTTCTATAAGATATATAACTTTTTATCAGAGTACGACAATTTAATAAACGCTTTGCCAAAAGCAAATAAAACAGACCTAGCTAAACAAGCAGCTAGTATAGTTAGAAACACTGTTCCAAACTATTCGTATGTATCTGATTTTATAAAAGGTTTACGTAGATCACCACTTGGTAACTTCGTATCGTTTCCTGCAGAAATAATTAGAACATCACATAACATCGTGCAACAAGGTATTAAAGAATTAAGGGATCCTGCTCTTAGATCTATTGGTGCAAGAAGATTAATTGGTTTTGGCACAGCGACAGCTGTTATACCACCAACGGTTGTAGAAGTTTACAGAGGATTATATGGTATATCTAGAGAACAACTAGGTGCCATGAAAAGATTTTTACCAGAGTGGTCAAAAGAATCTACAATCGTACCAAGTAGAGATGCAGAGGGCAATTATTATTACACAGACTTTAGTCATGGTTTTGCATACGACACTGTAATTAACCCTGTGCAATCTGTAATTACAAACGTGGGTGATCTACAAGATGACGAACCACTAATTAAAGGCATGGTTGAAGGAACAACAAGAGCGCTATCTAGATTAGTAGAACCATTTGTTAGTGAGTCTATCTACTTTGAAGCTATAAACGATATTATATCAAGAGGTGGTGTAACAGATACAGGGCAAAGACTATATAACGAAGAAGAGCCAGAAGGTAATAAATACTACAAATCAATGTTACATGTTGCTGAAGCACTACTACCTGGTTCTGTGCCACAATTTAAAAGAATAGCACAAGCAGCATTGTTTGGTGAAGATCCAAAAACAGGTAGAGATTTAGATTTATCTGGTGAGATAGGTGGCTTCTTTGGATTTAGAAACATTAAAATGGATATACCACAATCTATGGATTTTAAAATTACATCATACAATACCAACCTTAGAAACTCACGAGGTCTGCTACCAAGACCAGCAGGTAATGTTAAATCAAAAGATATTATAGATGGTTTTATAGCAGGTAACAGAGCTAGATTTAAAGCACAACAAGAGATGGCTCAAGATATTGAATCTATGAAAGCTCTTGGTTATGATGACAGAGAGATAGCAGAAATATTTGAACTACGTAATTTAAAAAGAGATTACAATGATTTAATTGATGGTGTCTATAAACCCTTTAATGTACCAAAAGGATTGGAGGAAGCATATATTAGAAACGCAGAAGAGAATGATTATGATAATCCTTTTGATCCAGACACAGCATTTACAATAGGAGATATATTTAACGAACTCAGAAGTTTAAATTTAGATGATGAGTTTCCTGACTTTCAACAAGATCTAGCATTACCAGAACCACAAATGGCAGCGATGCCACAAACACCACAACCTGTGGTGCCTCCAAGACAACAACAAGTGATACCACAAACAGGGTTGACACAAACGGAGACAGCTCTATTATCACCTGAAGAACAGATTATAAGACAAAGGAATAGAACTTAATGGCTATCGAACCTAAAACTACTAGAGAACACATTGTATCCCTGTACGGACACGTTAAAGGGGTTAAAAAAGATATTGCTCACATGCATAATGGTATTCATAAATTGGGTGGCAAGGTAGACAAAATCTACTGGGTTCTTTTAGCTGCGGTGGGGTCCGTGGCAATACTTCTATTAGAAAGATTTATAACTTAAATCCAAGATTTTAATTCTTCGCCCATCACTTTAGACGCAATATTAATTTTTTTTCGTAAAGACTTAACTATCTTTGTGTCTACAGTTTCTTCTGCTATAATATCAACATATGTCACTGTTTTCTTTTGTCCTATTCTATGTGCTCTGTCTTCTGATTGCATTCTTTTTTCTAGATCATATCCGTTAGAGTAGTATATAACCGTGTTTGCTTGTGTTAAAGTAATACCATAACCACCTGTTGCTGGTGTACCCACAAAGAATCTTACCTTATCATTCTTTTTAAAATTACGTATAGCGTAGTCTCGTTCTTCAGGTAGCGTCTTGCCATAATAATGGACCACGGAACCCGGACCAAACTTGTCCTCTAATAATTTAAATATGTTCTTAACGTCGTGTTGATAGTGAGCCCATATAATTGCTTTGCCCTCTACCTCTTCTAATACATCTAACAATTCTGCTAGTCTGTTGTTCTTAACTTCTTGTATTGTACCATCATCTGCAGAGAAGTGGCCACATGTTATTTGATGTAAACGCATAAGTTGTGTAAGAGCTGTCATTGTTGTTACAGTTTTACCATTTAACGTGGCTAAAGCTTCTTGTCTCATTTGTTTGTATAATCTTTTTTGTTCGTCTGTAAGTTGTATTTCTCTTTTCATATAAACTTTTTCTGGTAAATCTAAACAATCTTCTTTTAAAACTCTGTATGAAAAAGGTATTAGTTTATCTGATAGTTCGCTTAAATTTCTAAAACCAGCTACAAGTTGTATTGATCTACCTGCAATATGTGCAGTTTTCATCACTGCATATCTCATTCTAAAAGAATAATAAGATTCATGACCAAGATGAAAAGGATCTAAAAAATAACACTGTGTATATAAATCTAAAGGATTTTTTGTTACAGGTGATCCTGTCATAATTCTTCTGTATTTACAAAGATCTGCTAAATCTATTATGTTTCTAGTTCTTTTTGCTTTTGGATTTTTTATAGTTGTAGATTCATCAATGGCCATTAAAGATTTGTGTGAACGTAAAAATTTTTTAGCAAAATTTAAACCTTTTTCTGTACTGAAAGCTTCAACATTCATTATGATTATGTGAAGTTCATGGCCCGTTTTGAACAGTTTATCTAACTTATCTTGTTGTTTTTTATTAATATTTGCTTGCCACAATACGGTCACATTCTCTATGTGGTCTGGTAAATGTGCGGGCAACTCTTGATTGTACCATGTGCCTACTACACCTTTTGGTGCAACTATTAAAGCGCCATCTACTTTACCTTTATCATAAAGCATTGCTAAATTATCTATTAGGACTTTTGTTTTGCCAGTCCCCATTTCCATAAAATATGCAAACGTATCTCTGTTCCAAGATTTTTCTAAAGCAGTTAACTGGTGTGCATACGGCTTCTTTTTAAATTTATACTTCATCTTTCTATTGACTTGTATATAGGATTCTGCTAGAAAGTCAACATGAAAGAAAAAGAAAGTATGGATTATAAAGATATAAAAATATCTAAACCTACTGTTTATGTTGTGCAAGAGATTGCAGGTACAAGAGAAGGCCGTCCTAAATTTAATATTATGGGTGCAGCAGAATATGGTAAGTTGAAATTTTTATTGGATGAAAGATCACAAATGATTTTTTCACCTGGTCCACTTATTTTTAAATTAAAAAATTTAGTAAAAGATTTTAAACCAACAGACTACTTGTTATTAACAGGAGATCCTGCTATAATAGGTGTTGTCTGCAGTTTGGTATCGGATACTACAAATGGCAGATACAATCTCTTAAAATGGGATAGACAAGAGAAAAGATATTATCCTATAGAGATTGATTTGTACGGAACAGGAGCAAAGAATGACGATTGATTTTGAGAAAGATCAGGAACAAGTATTGGATAAAACAACCAATATAAATAAACTTGCAGATAAAATTAAAGAACTGCAGGCACAACAAGAACAACTGCAACAACAAGAAGATGCAGTAAAACAAAAGAAAAAAGATATAGAGCATTTATCGGGTGAAGTTATACCAACTATGTTATCTGAAATGGGTCTATCATTTCTAAAACTACAGGACGGATCTTCTGTAGAAGTTAAAACAAATTACAGCGCCACTATTACACAAGCAAATAAAGAAGCGGCGTTTAACTGGCTTCGTGAGAATGGCCTGGGCGACATAATCAAAAATGAGATATCCGTGTCGTTCGGTCGTAACGAGGATAACAAGGCGGCTGATTATGCCGACCTTGCAAAGGGTCAAGGCTTTGAACCTCAGCAAAAACTGAAGGTCGAGCCTATGACTCTAAAAGCGTTAGTCCGTGAGCGTATGGAGGCAGGAAAAGAAATGCCAACGGAACTTTTCAACATTTATGTTGGAAACAAAACAACAATAAAAAGGAAACAATAAACATGAGTAATGTAGCAAATAAAAAAGAAAACGCATTAGCTGCAGTTAATTTTGAAGCTGATGCAGGACAAGGCTTAAACATGACGCAAGAAGATCTTGCGTTACCGTTTTTAAAAGTCTTGGGTCA